GCTGGATTCATAGCGTCCTTAAAAAAAAGGGGCCGAAGCCCCAAGGCTGGCAACTGCGGTAGTCAGCATCTTCATTCTACTGCAATTGGTACATTTATGTTGACAGGCCATTCACCCCTGTGAACTAAAAGTTGCACGGTTTTGTAATGCGCCACCTTCCATGCAAGTTTTCTTTCATCTTTTGACCACTTTGAACCTTGGTCTATGTCGTAATGGCAACTCATGCAAAGGGCTGCTGTGTACTCATCGCTGGCCTTGATTCCCCTGCCTTTGCCGCCCAAGTCAACCCAGTTTGAGTGTGCCGCTTGGACAAAGTTGCCTGACCCGCATATCTGACAATCAAGGTTTGACACCTTTTTTAGCAATTCCTTGCTGCGAACATAAGTTTGTTTTGTTCTCAATGACCACCTCCAATGTGGAAAACTTGTGAATATTCGCGCATTCAAGTCTGCGCTTCCGTGTATTGTCTGTGGATAACCTTGTATCTTTAACCCTTGTCCATGCCCCGCAAACTGGACATTTCATCGCATCGCCCTGTCGGTTCGGTTGCCAGCGTAAATGTTGGCTTTTTCGGCTTCAATCCTTGCCTGTGCTGCCACCATCAGCCAGCGGGTGCGCTCTCTTTGCTCTACCGCTGCCTGTAATGCCAGTAGGTGCTGTGTATATTTTGGGTCTGCATAGGCTTCCCGTTCTTGGGCAGCTGTGGTTTTGTGGCCTTGTAGCTCAAAGTCTTTCATTAACTGCGCTTTGACAGTTTTTCTGAGTTCCGTCATGTAAACCAATTGCGCCTCGGCTACTGCATAGTCTCCTGCATGGTCACGCAAATAATCTACGGCTCGGTCAAGGTTGCTCATTTAATACTCCAATCATTCTTAATGCCGCTTCTACGCTATCAATCCGTGCCAAGGTACTACCAGCCCAATTGTTAAAAAAATCTGCCTGTAAGCTCGTTAAACGCTTCTTGGAGGTGGTTTTGACTTCTACCAAGAATGTGTGGCCTTTGTACCCTACCAAAAGGTCAACTGGTAAGCCAATCACCCAAACGTACGCCCCTGCTTTGCGTAACGCTGCCACAATTTCAGTTTGATTTGCGTCTGTTCGTGCTGCGTATCTCATGCTATTTCCCAGTGCTTTGCAGTTTTTTTAAGGATTCGATCTCTAACGCAACCGCCTTGCCCAATCCCTTCCAATACGGGCTTTTCTCGTATTCCTTCACCATGTGGCGGCAATGGTCTATCCATCCTGCATTCATGGCTAGTTTGGCGTAGTGTTGGGCTAATTTCATCATTCTTCATTTATTGTGTCTGTGATTCGCAAAGCACGTTTTGCCATTTCAACCACCTCAATTGGCTTTTTTACCCCTAATTGATGCTCGGCAAGAATTCGTTTGGCCCAATATTTTTTGTCGTTTACGTTGGCTTTTTCTTCTTGAGTAAGTTCTCTATGCTCTGAACGAACAGGCCAAGAACCCCATTGGTGGTAGCTGCATAGTGGTCGCTCAATATTTATGCTCCAAGGCTTACCGCAGCCTGGTTGAGTGCAAAGCAAATAACGCCCCTCGTCAATGGTTGATTCTTGACTTGTTTTCTTGAAATTAGTGAGTGCCATGATATTTTCCTTCAACGATTTTTGCAAAATTGCTTGGCTTCAAAATCCACTCAAGGTCTGCCAAAAATGCACGACCGTCTTTGCTGTTGACCCGTCCAGTTAAAAACTTGGATTGCCCAATGTGGTCAAAGAATTCTGTAAACCAAGTTAAAACGTCTGAAATTTCGGCTTTGTTGTCTTTTGCCAGTTCTTCTGCCACTTCCCGCCATCTTTGTCTCAAGTAACCTTTTCGTGTGTCATTCCAAACCTCTACCCTGCGTAGTGTTGGCAAGTGCTTGTGGTACAGGTCAACAATGGCTTGATGATTGCATTTTGGTAAACCTGTTTTATCGTCAAGTTCGCCCTCAGGCGGACATATATTAGATTTGTGTTCTGTGTTATGTGTAATGGGTAATGTGTTATGTGTAGCATTGCTTTCGGATTGCGCTGGCAATGCGTTCGCATCTTTTGCTTTGTTCCATCGGGCTTTTGCGCTTTCGCTGGCCTTGACAGATTTCTCATCAGCCTTGGAGATTTCTTTGTTTGCCCTGTGATGAACCCATCCATCGGTTGTGCGTTCAAAATACTCACGCAAAACAATCGCAACGCAATCGGTATGCGAACGCATCCTGATTTGTCTTGCCGTTTCATCAATGTCTAATGGAATTGCTTGCTCGTGAAGATAGTACCAATCAAGCAGCCGCCGATAAGTTAAATCTTCCATTTCTGAAAGATGTTCGGTGTGACTTTTATAGTCCCCTTTGAAAGAAACTGCGGCAGGGGAAGGTGTAACCCTTTTCAGTCAGGAAGCAACCCCTGACCTAGCCGTGTTTCACAAAAACTATACCACAGCCTTTTGCGCTTCCGCAATCTGCTTCTTAAACTTGTACTTCAACACCTGTTCCCAGGACTTAGGAACACCCCGCTGCCGCCAGTTGGACACAACGTTCTGTTTTACGTCCAGCATAAAAGCCAAACGCCCTGTTCCACCAGCCGCTTTAATTGCTATTTCCAAGATGTTCATTGCTGCATTATATACACGATTGTGTAATTCAGGCTTATTGTAAAAAACTATAGGCAAAGGCGAGTCTATAAATTTATTTGTTAAAAATAGTTGCACGGCCTACACAAATGTGTATAGAATTCAGTCATGCCCCGAACATCTTGGGGTCTTTTTAGAAAGTAAGCAAATGCACTCAGCCACACTCACCTACGACAACATCGTTTGGGAAGTTACATACGAATGGGAAGATGCCCAGACCGAGACGGAAATTGACCCACCCATCCCCGCAATTGCCACCATTGACCAAATCTACGTCAACGGCATTGAGCTTTATGAGCACATTGACGTTCACACCATCTACGCATTAGAAGCAATGATTGTGGAGTCGCACGAATGAAAAACATTGCCACCGCTTTTCTGTTTGCCGCCCTTATTGGGCTTCCCTTTGTAATTTACTTTTGGAGAATGTAATGAAAGGTTTAATTGCTTACTACATGGAACTCATGGGGCAAGTGGAATTCTGCCCGTACTGCATGGAAGAAAAAGATGGCAAACTTTCTTGTTGCCAAGAAAACCATTTTGTCCCGTTCTCGGATTTGGACACCGATTCACAACTTGACATCATTAAAGAGGAATTATTATGAAAGTTTATCAAGCAATCAACGCCGTTCAATCTGAACTGGCAAAAATTGGAATCAGCAAAGATTCCCGCAATAGCCAAGGCGCAGGTTACAACTTCCGTGGCATTGACGCTGTTTACAACGTCTTGTCATCCATCATGGCAAACAATGGCCTTTGCATCATTCCCCGTATGCTTACCCGCAATTGTGAAGAACGTACCAGTAAATCAGGTGGAAATTTGTTTTATGTAACTGTGGAAGCCGAGTTTGATTTGGTAAGCGCAGAAGATGGCTCAAAACACACAGCACGGACTTTTGGCGAAGCAATGGACAGTGGGGACAAGGCTACAAACAAAGCAATGTCAGCCGCTTATAAATACATGGCTTTTCAAACGTTTGCCATTCCAACTGAAGGCGACAACGATGCAGACAACCACACGCATGAAATTGTCCGAACACAAGTTTCTAGTTCAACTATGCAAGCCTTAATAGCCGACATTGCAGCCTGTGCCAATGAAAACGAATTGAAAACCGCATATTTTGAAGCAATCAAAGTGGCTGGCAACGACCAAAACGCCAAAACCGCCATCATTAAAGCCAAAGATGCAAAGAAAGGGGAGCTGTCATGATAGAAATGATTGAACAACGGACAGACGATTGGTTTGCCGCCAGATTGGGCAAAGTGACCGCCAGCAGGGTTGCCGACTTAATGGCAAAGACCAAAACGGGTTACTCAGCCAGCCGAGAAAATTACATGGCCCAACTGGTGGTCGAAAGGCTTACCAACACCAAGGCTGAATCGTTTTCCAGCTCTGCTATGCAATGGGGTACTGACCAAGAGCCATTTGCCCGTGCAGCATATGAAGCCGCACAGAACGTTTTAGTCGAGGAAGTAGGCTTTGTACCTCACCCACGGATTGAGTGGGCTGGTGCATCGCCTGATGGCCTTGTAGGGCTGTTTGGTATGTGTGAGATTAAATGCCCGAACACAGCAACCATGATTGAAACGCTGTTATCAGAAAAAGTGCCAGCCAAGTATTTTGCACAGATGCAAATGCAAATG